GCTTGTCGCGGTTAAGGCGGTAAAGTTTCCGGTATTGGCCGCTGTTCCACCAATGGCCGGTGGCGATGCCAGATAGTTAGTAAAGCCCGTTCCTGATACAGTGCTTGTAACGGCAATCGCGCCAAAAGTTTGTGTTCCAGACCAAGTATTTGCGTGGGCTAAATTTATGCTGCCTACGACTGCTCCGATAGTGGGGGAAAAAGTTATTGTGCCATCAGAATTTGATACTGAAATGACATTTGCGGAAGACGTGTTGCAGGTTGGACAAGAGATTACATTTGATGTACTTAAAACGATCGGGGATGTTGCTGTTTGCGGTTGGTTATATGCAAGCGCAGGGACAGCACAGGATGCAACAGCAAGTAAAAAGCTAAGAACTAGTTTTTTCATTTTACACTCCCGTAGCTAAGCGACCGCAATCCACTGTGTTCCGTCATAGGCCACAGTGATCGCGCCGAGGCTGAAATTAATAACGTAACTTGCCGCGCCGTCGATGTTGATGCCGCCGCCTTGAATGGTGATGTTGTTGGTGCCGGCGTTGCCGATTGCGTCTTTGATGGTGTGCGTCTCGTTGACGTAGGGAAGCAGGGGAAGGTTGTACGTGATCGGCGCAGACTGATAGCTCGAAGCAATGCGCACGTCAGGAGTTAAATTGACCGGGCCTGAAGTGTATGTCTGCAGGTTGATCGTGGTGTTTTCATAAAAGAATAAACAAAGCGCCATAGCTGATTGATGAAGCCGACGAGGACATTCAAACTGTCAACGCCGCCGCCTTCGACTACTGTAAATAATGGTAGCTGCGGTATTGCCATGTCGCCCTCGAAAAGAAAAAGTTGCCGGCGCGGTTACCTTGCCCGCGCCGGCAACATTCTGCATTAGGACTGCGTACCAGTGCCGACGGCCTGTAAGGTCGCCGTCGCTGACCCCACCGAAGTAATGGTCACAATGAAATCGCGGAAGGTGTTCTGTGCGATCGTCATGGTGCCGGTGAGCGTCCACCCCGTATTCGTTGTCACAGTCCACGCAAACGCGCCGGCGGAACTATTAATAACGCGGAGTTTGTATGTCGAGCCTACCTGAGCCTGTGGCAACTGTTGAAGCAGAGTGGCCACGGTCGGCAGGGTAGCAGCGCCACCAGCCGCCAGTGTGCCCGTCAGGTTAAGCGTCAGATCAATGACACCGTTTTGCGCCACATTGGTATTAAGCAGCGTGGTCGATGCGGTCGCCGAGTTGGTCTGGTAGCTGTCGACTGCGCCCTGAGCTTGCTGGAAATTCGCATTGACCAAGTTGATGATGTTATTCAACTCGTTCAGCAAATCGAAGCCGGGAACAGGCGTCGTGTAGATGGGAATTAAAGCCATGAGAGTACTCCGTTGTTAGGTGTGACCTTGCAAGATGCACCCTTTCTACTTTACACGGCTTTTATCTTGAATGGAAGCACCTCTTTTATGAAGATCTGGCTCATTAAGCCATGGCTCATATCAACATCCCAACAGACTACCTGACCGCCCGGCATGTGCTTTAAGCCGCCGGTCAGCACTGTGCGCCGCTTGCGGTCGAGCAGGATCTTCTGCGTTTCCAATTCCTTAACGACAAGGCTAAACGGCTGGCCCTTGTCGTTGAACTTTTGGCGGATCCAATTGCTCGATATGTACAGCTTTTGGGTGTCGACCTCGAAGCGCATATTAACCTCGGAGCGCGGCGTCTGGTATGCCAGCACGTCGGCTTTGGGGGTTGCAGCGCAGTTGACGATCAGGGCATCGCTGATAATCGTTTCGTGGAGGATCTCGTTCAGCGTGGTCACCGGATCGAACTTGGTGGTGCCGGCCACAACGTCGATAATCTGAGCGATCGCCCATTCCATAATGCGCTTCGGAGAAAACTCCATCAGCCCGAGATGCACGCAGATCTCAGCAGCGATCGCTACAGTGGCCGCAAGCCGGATTAAATAGCGGTGGCATGTCTGAGCGCCGGTGACCTTGGTGTAATGTTCCACCATCGTGTTGAGGTTGGCGCGACACCAGTCGATCATGCCGGGCTGCAACAGGTAGGCGAGATACGCGCGGCCAGCATGACCGCGATTTAAAATAAGCTCATTGCCAAGTTCGCCGGTCAACGAGAAGTTGGCGTCTTTCGGCTTCTTCGCTTCCACTTCAAACACGCGGTTCGACATAGCGTCTTCACCCGACTTCTGCACCCCGTTGATGCAATCGACAAGCGATAGGTTCGATGCCGACGACAGGATATTGCACCAAGCATGCACGACGGGGTTGACGGTGCCGTCGATGCGAGCGCGGTGCTTGTCGCGGCCCTCGGTGAAGCTGCGCACAAACTCCACGATCAATTCCGGGTGCCGGCTACGTAGCTCGTCATGGATAACGGGCAGATGGCAGATGGTTCCCAAGCCTCGGTATTTGGCGTTCTGTGTATCGTTGCCGGATAGCCGGATGGCCTCAAGCTCACCCCACACCGACGCGATCGCAATCATGGTCGTGGTCTTGCCAGATCCGCCGTCAGGACTGATGAGTGAAAAAATTGCGCCGCCTTCGCCCGGCTGCGTGATGAGCGACATCAGCGGCGATGCGAACGATGTCAGCAAACCGAAACTTTGCGCCTCGCAACCTTCGATAAATAATTTGTTTGCTGCGGCTGTCCATGCGGCCTGAGATCCGTTCTTGGCGACCGAAAGTTTTTTGCCGCGATTGGTGCATTCAGCGTTGCCGGCAGCAGTCTCGGTAGTGCCGTCGTTTTTGAATAACGTGTTGCCGAGATAGAACGCAGCGTAATCCATCTTCCAGCCAAACTGTTCATAGCGCATTTTCTTTGCCTCCCCTTTGCGCATGGCGACGGTGGCGTCGACATACTTTAAAAAATGTTTCCGGTTATCGCTATCGAGCATCAGCGCACCGTAGTCGGCAAGCTCGCCCCATGATCCCATGCTGGCGAGTGCCTTGCCAGCGACTTCAAATTCAACCCAACCTTTGACTGGCTCCCATTGCCTGAACAACATGCCCTGCTTGCGCTCGGCATGTTCGCTGTCGCGCACCTCAACGAGGAAGATCGGGTAATGCGTGAAGGGTCTGTTATATTTTTTCTCGATACCGGCGCTGTCCTTGTGCTTGACCTCGACCGTCAGTTGATAGTTCTGGTTGATGCTATAACCCGCCGGCATCGGTGGAAATGTTTCGACGGCTTGCACCGCTGCGGCAGCGAACTCTTTCTTCACCCGGCCCAACACGATCGGGCTGGTGACAGCGAATGGGCAACCTGCGCAGCCCGCAGGATTTACGGATTTGAAGTGTTCGCAGGTCGTCGCTCCTGCTGCGTTCCGAGCTTGGATAAGCTTACGACTAGTTTCTTCGGCAGTGTAGGAAGGGTGGCCTGAAGACCATTCGTGAGCAAGCTGCTCTCCGTCGGCACATTGGGCAAGCACGCCGAGGGCCGCATACCATACAGGCTCTGAGATATTTCCCCGCGTGTTGCGAAAACTGCGTAGCTGAGCGCATTGATTTGCAGCGACACTTGCATAGCTTGGCTCTCTTTCTGTGCTGTAGATCGCGGTCGCAGCGCTGTTTAGATATAAAGTTTGGGCGGCGTGTTGAACAGGGGATGCGGCAATGGCAGGTTGAGGTTGAGTTGCGTCGGGGAGTTGTATTGTTCCGTCGACGATTTCGAGACACTCGACTGTTCGGGGCTGACCGGGAAGCTTCCAGTTTCTTGTTGTTGGGGGTCGGAGGATTGAGGCGATGTCGGCTGTACGGGTGGGATCGGCGTGCAATCCTTTTGAGGCTGCGAGTTGTTTGAGGAGTTTTGCATTGGGTATCCATTCGTCAGGGGTTAAAGGGCGTGACAGCGGCCAGTAGGCGTGAATGCCGCCACCTGAATAAACGATCGTGGGATGCGGCATGCCCACTTGATCGCAAAAATTTTCAATTGCATCACATGCGGCATCTTCATCAGGATAAGCGCAGGGCTGACCATGGCCGTCAGTGCCGTAATCTATATCCATCCAAAAGCTTGACGCAAACCTCACGTTTTCTGCCTTGCGGTTGACGGGTTCTTTATACATCGAACACGCAAAATAGGCGTCGTACCCCAAAGCGTCCAAGCCAGTTAAGGTTGCGGCGAGATCTTCCGTCGACGAAGAAAAACCCTGTTGGGGGCGCTCGCCTTTTTTAAGCGCCACCCAACATTTGTATCCATCACCTTGAAGAACGTGGTTTAGAAACTCGGCCAGAGACGGCATGAATGACCCACTGAAGATGATTTTTACGTTGATACTGTGTAACGGACATCGGCACCGGGAAATGTTTTCCCGAAGCTATTGCCTTCTCTAGCAGGTCGAGCTTAGCGAGGATCTGTGAATGGCGGCATGCATGGGGAACTACCCCATGCAACCACGTTTCCATCGTGCGGCGCTGGATGCCAAACCAGTGCCCCATATCAGCAATCGAAAGCTCGGCCTTGTCTTTGGCAGAGATTAAGCGGTCGTTGATATTCATTTATCCCCCCATCGCTTTACCCAACAGATTGTCGAGCGCGGCGTCTGTTGGCGCTGGTGCGATCGGCACCGCAGCGGCTGCTGGTACAGCGCCGGGTGCGTCAGGTTGACGTTGCAAGAACGCCGGCATAGGCGGCATCTGCACTGGCGGTGCGACGAGTTGAGGTTGCTGCTGTACAACGCCGGCAGGTTGCGCCATTACCATCTGTGGCATGACGGGATGTGGCATGACGGGATGTGGCGCTGCTTTGGCTGGTAAGCCCGGAGGTGCAGCGAACACCGGCGGCTGCTGCGGCACCGCCATGGGCGCTTGCAACGGCTGCACTTGCGTGGCTGCGGCAGCTTCAGCAGCTACCTGCGTCTTGGTGCGCCGTTTCTTAGGCGCTGGCGCAGCAACACCGGCAGCAGCAGCAGCAGGTGCCATCGGATTAAACGCTGCGGGCTGTGCGGCCACTGGCGCGACAGGTTGTGGTTGCACAAACTGCGGAGCCTGTGGCATCGCAACGGGGGGCATCATAGGCTGCGCCGGCATGGGCACAGGCTGATGAACCTGCGGCACCGCCACGGGTTGCTGCTGCGGAATTTGCGCGGTTGCCGGGCGAGGAACGTCAGTCACGTTGGTGACTTCGGAAACATCTTCAGTGCCCTTGAGATCGTCGACGGCGGCGATCTGCTGCTCGTTGACATAGCTCACTGCTGTGAAGACAATCTTCGGATGCGGTACGTTCGGATCAAACTCCAAACGCATGACCGCAAATTCGAGGCCCATCTTCTGCTGCGACAACCCCTTGGCGATCGTAGCCAAGTTTTTGAGACTGTCTGCCGGTACGCGCAACTGATACACAGCGCCTGTAGGATTGTCGGCGAGAACGACGGCGAGCTTTTTGCTGTCGCTGCATGCCTTCACTTGGCTACCTAGTTCGCTGACGCGCGAACCCCATGCATTGTTTGGGCACGCTGCGCACGTTCCACATTGCGGGGCAACTGCGCGACTTGAAGGGCCGACGCCGTTGTCAGACCAGCAATCGGGTGCCTTCTGGTCTTGGCCGGGCACCCACTTTGATGCGTAGAAAGTTTTCGACACATGCGGGTTGACGCCCACGATGATAACGTCGAGGTGAAATGTTGGCACCTGAAACTCTTGGCCTTGCGGATCCTGAAGTTTCCAACGCCGGCCCTCAATCGAGATTTTGTGGACGGCACCTGAAGACAAGCCACCGAGCGCGTCAGCAGTCAAGCTGCTGTCGAGACTACGGTTCATCAGATGGGCAGGAAGTTGTGGCGCTTGTTGTTGAACGACTGGCATATTCATGTTTATGATCCCCTTACGTTGACGTTGATGATTTCGCTGAAGGTGACACCGGGAACGGTTTCACCTGTTTCTTCTTGGTGTTTAATGATCCCCTTTTTCCCGGGTCGGAAATCTGCCAGATCCCACAACGGGAACTGCCCTAGCACCTCTAACAGACCATTTGTACCACCGCCGATGCCTTGAAACAACTGACCTGCTTGCACCAGCCCTAGTATCTGATCGGCAGCAGGGCGCAACACGTAGTTGCGGAAGCTAACCGGATCCTCCAACTTGACCGATCGGAGGCGTGACTGGTAGGCAGTGCCATGCGTTGTTTTGTAGCTGCCAACACCGTCTTGGTTCATCTTTGCAAGAAGCCAAGTCTCGATGTTGTTGAGGCTTTCATTGAGGGGTTTCATCTCCTCAGCATGTCGCGCCGACATGACGGCTTGGTCAGCCTTCAATTGCCGGTAACGCTCGATTACTTGTTCGACAGTATAGGTCATTAGTTTCTCCTGTTTGAGCCGGGATGGGTTACGCGCGACATGTCCTTGTACGCATTCATGGTCGTGATGATCCCCTGCTTCACCATCTCGCCCACTTGTTCGCCCTTGTCGATGTTCCCGCCGCACGCAAGGAACGTCTGCACCACAACGGCGATCGCCAACGACACGCTGTGCGTCACGTCGCAGTTGCGACGATCGAGTGACATGCCACACTCTTGAAAGTGCTTAGCAACCGACGTGACATAGGCATTGAGTTTCTCGTCTGGCTGATGCAGTTCGGTTTTAAAATCCATTATTCGTCTCCCCTGATGATGTCGAGCATGAGTCCTTGGAGACTATGCTTTCCGTCCAGCCGTCGGTAAATTTCTCGCTCGATGTTGGTAGATGCGAGCCGCACAACCAGCATTGATTTCGTTTGGCCGGGTCGATTGATACGACCGTTGGCCTGTGTGTAGATTTCGGGCTGGTCTGTTGGGCCGTACCAGATAATTGTCGAAGCCGCTGTAAGAGTGAGGCCGTGAGCCATTGTCCGGGGGTCGGCGACGATGATCCTCGGATGTTCACTATGTTGGAAGTCTTTGAAGACTTCGGCTCGTTTTCCTGCTGAGACTGTTCCATTGATAAGCTCCACGCTGTAGTGTTTTGACAATTCCGATCTTACCATACTTACCACACTTGTCAAGGGGGCAAAAATAATTATTTTTTCGCGACATTGTTCAATCGCCTCGTGCAGCACCTGCATGCGCGGCGCTGCGTCGATCTTGTGGATTTCATGCTGTTCACCATACACTGCGCCACAGGAAATTTGGATCAGCTTCATACGCAGGGCTGCCTCGTTGACCGCAGTGACCGTACCTTTGTCAATCATGATACGTAGCTCACGTTTTAAGTCGGCATATGCCTTCTTTTGACCCGCTGACAACTCAACATTCAGATCCTGTACAACGAGCGGCGGGAGATCCGTACACTGGTCACGCTCATAGCGAATGGCCGGCTGTAAAACTTCTGCCGTTGTCTTGGCCGCGCCCTTGCGCACCAACCATTTGAATGTGGAGATGCGGTACATCGTCCGGTCTTTAAAATTCTTTTGGCTCTCGGCATAATCCTTGCGCACGGCGCGTGCTTGTGACCATGCGTCAGTTGGCTCGTTTGGTGTGGGCGTGCCGGTTAGCCACCAGACGTAAGGCTTGTCAAGTATAACTTGTCGAAGAACCTTATAGCGTAAAGTTCCACTGTCTTTGTACACCGAACCCTCGTCCACGATGAAGGCATTGAAATTGGGATTGTCTCTAATGGTCTGAGCAAATTCACCCACGGCAATTGATTTGCCGGTACGGTCAGTGCCAATCGATAATCCATCGTGGTTAATAATGTAGAAGTCTGCGTCTTCACTAAGAAGCCGTTTTCTCTTGGCTCGATCGCCATAAACAACAACGCCTTTACGACGCGACAAAAAGTTAGCAAAGATTTCATTGAACCACACCGTTTCTAGGGTTGATAGGGGAGAGAGGATCACGCATTTTTTGACGAAGCCTTTTTGCATAAGGTAGTCGACAGCCCACAGCATCGACAAAGTTTTCATCGTGCCGATGTCGTTCAATATAAAGCTGCGGGGATGTAGCGTTGCAAAAGCCGCTGTGTGGATTTGATGCTGCGCCGGCTTCCACGGTGGACGGATTGGCCAGTCGTAATTGTGCAGGATAGGCGATACGGCCTCAAAGCCGAGATAGCGCATGGTTTGCATGCTGTGGAGATCGCAAGGCACCGCCACCTGATTAGGCGTGACGATACGCGCAGTAGGCACAGCAGCGATGATGCGCTGTGGTACTTCAGTCTCGTACACACAGGCGTTGTATTTATGGCTGTATAACATTTTTATCTTTGAAGGGTTCGAACGCGACGGTCACATTCTCCAGACAATCAGCCACAATCACCAACCCGCCGGCAAGGGTGATGGCTCGCATCACCAGATCCTGCCACGGCTTCGGCTTACCGCCGGGTCGTTTTACCTCTATGGCAAAAAAAAGACCCCTATAAACCCCGACAAGATCCGGCACGCCGCGCATGCCGTAACCATTCATCATTGGAGAAAAAAACCAGAGAGCCGGTGCTAAGCCCTTTAGATATTCTTTGATTTTGAACTTAACTAGGCTCTCTGGTGTCGACATGTTACGCCTCGGTATTGGTAAGATTTAAATTAACGCCTTCACTTACTTCCCTTGCTTCTTCGTTGGCATTCCCGGCTTCCGCTGCCCCGCTGCGAAGCTCTGCTTCGGCGCTTGCTTGGCTGTTGGCTTCGGGGCTGACTTGCTGGTTTTCTTCATTGTTCACTCCATTGTACTTAGCCGCCATAGATTGAATGCTGGTCATGGCAGCGGCCACCAGATCGGGATGAAGCGCACCATCTTCACCCAATGTGAAAAGCTCTTTGATCGTCGTTTCAGTGATGCCGCAATCGTGGTGGACGGCAACGCCATCGGTGAGTACCAGCACTTTAAACTGGATCACGTTGGCAGGGTTTTGTGGAAATGGTGGGATGATAGGCTGTGTCATTTTTTACTCCTGTTGTTTTCGCAATCTTTTACGGGGCAGAACCCGCACAAGGGTGATTGCCGTTTTGCCCATGTGTCCGAAGCAGCCGCCGTCTCCATGGCGACCAGCTTCAGATAAATCTCTGACCATATGCGCGAGATATCCGCGCGATCATAGTTATACGGCTCACCGATCTTGCCGGTCGGTAGCCAGATATTGCACGCCGTAATTTTGTCGACTTTGGGGAAGGTTAAGAAGCCGAAGAAGGCAAAGATTTTTACCTGAAAATCTTTCTCGCGCGTCTTGCCGGTTTTCCAGTCGCCGATAAACATCGCCTTCGGCCACAGCACAGACACGTCGAGTGCGCCCCGCGCGTACACGTCGTTATCAAAGAACCCGCAGGGTTGCAGATTGCGATTGACGCCGACTTTCATTTCGGTGCGGATATCACCGCCGGTGTTGTGGGCCATGTTGACGATCGACTGCGCCAGAGGATCCCACTTTGCGTATGCCGGCGGCAAAACTATGTTGGCAGCAACCCGCTTCTCCATTGCGTCATGCACGCGGCGGCCTTCCGCCATCTCCTCAGTGGTGGCCTCTTTATTTTTGAGGATGAACTTCCAGTGATATTGATGTGGGCAGTTATCGAAGGTGTCGATATGTGTGTATGACCACGGGGGCAGCGTTACTGGCATTCTAAGCTCCATGCTGCAAACATGCAGCGCATTTGGTTTTTAGCGGCCGTCGTCATGCCGTTGAGGTTGCGTTCCATTCGGAACACCTGACCATAGAGGTCAGCGGCTTTTCGATAGTCACCCTTCATTTCCGCTTCGACAGCGGCAACTTTTAATTCTGTCTTCATCGCTTCGGTCTGTGATTGTGCCATGCGTCACCTTCATTCTTGTTTTTAAAACTATCCCACAACGGTACGGCGAGGATTAGCGCGATTGCCCCGCCATAAATCCTGCTATCCATTATCGGCCTCCAACCTTTTGATCTCGTCTTCGATGTGCCATATCGCCTTGCGCAGATCCTGTATCTCAAAATCCTTATCCTTCCGGCCCGCACGCCAAAGATATTTGATGGCATTACCGATGTTGAAGCCCATGTGTCGGGTGATCGTGATGCACTCAACGCCGGACGGATGGTTGTTATAATGCTTCGGGTGATTGACTGGATCATCAGCATAGTGTTTTTTTATGCCAGAATTAAGCGCGGCCCCAGCAAGTTCATCCATGATCTCTTTCTCGCGTTTCCGCGTGAACTCATGAGCTTTACATTCTGCGCAACCAAGCCCAATACAAAATGTTTGCTGGTGCCTAGAACAATGTGCAAGATCGTCTGTGACCATTTGAAAATTATTTTGTGTATCGGACATCGTAACCTACCTCAGCTTCAAGTGGGATCCCGGGGCACCATGCCGGCGGGGTTGTCAAAAGTTTGTGCAAATAAGCCTTGGCCGCTTCAGCCTGATCGACAGGCACAAGGAAGACGCCTTCGTCGTGTGTACACATAATGGCCTTATAGGTCTTCGCCATCTCGACCATTGCTTCTGTCAGGATGAGGCGGCTTAAAAACTCAATAATGTTTTGAATGAATTTCGATTTGTAAATGCGGCTCTCACCCTGACGGCGCAGAACGGCGAAGTCGGGCTTGCCAGCTTTGCCCTGTCCTTTGTAAATCAGGTTGCTGTAGTCGAGCCACGCGCCGGTCGGCCCAAACACGCGCTTGTCACGCACGATCATCGGCCCCCATTCCACCTGCGTGCCATTGAACAGCGCCGCAAGGATATGCTCGCCGCGTTCCCATAGCCCGCCCTTGCCACAGATCTTCGGATGCGTGCGCCGGTAGTGGTCACGCCATGCGGTACCTTCTTCGTCGGTAATATAAACAGGTGGGCCGTAAGTGCCGCGCCGCGCGGTAAGCGCAATCTTTGGCCCACCGGATCCGAAGCCGCACGACAACTCCACCTGCTTGCCCATGCCGCGCTCGGCTTTATCGGCTTTGGTGATTTGGCGCTGATAGAACGTGGTCGCCAATTCGCTATAAAGATCACGCCCTTCACGGAAAGCTTGCAACACCCACTCCTCGCCAGCGAGCCAGTTCAACATGCGGCATTCGATCTGCGACAAGTCACCGACCAGCAGCACGTAGCCGGGTGGGGCCATTAGGCACTCGCGTATTTCGCCAGATCTTGGAAAGTTTTGAAAGTTAACTTTGTCTTCTCCGCTGAAACGCCCTGATGCGCCTGCGCCATAGTAGCGAAGGGGCACTGTGAGACTGCCCCGTTCACACATGCGGAGGAGCCGCTCGCAGCGGGTTTCGTTGAGGGTTGACTTTTGCCCGAGGCGGGCATTGCAGAGGGCTGATACTCGGTCGTCTTCATCATCGCATAACTCCTTCATTTCCTCATCGGTTTTAGCGAAAGCGTATATTCTTTTGCCTTCGCCTTTAGGGCTTGGTTTAGTTGGGGGTTCGACGCCGAGATTTGTAAGGATATCAGCAAACTTCGCAGAGCTTTGTAAGTCTGATTTTGTAACCCCAAGTTGCGTGAGGATAGTGTTTTTTTCTTCACGTACTTTAGCAAGGTAAGCCTCCATGCGTGGGTAATCGAGCCGCAGCACTGGCTGCGTGAACATCCGAATGGTCGTGTCGATAACACGCAACTCCGATCGCGGTACTAGTGGGAGGAGGTGGCGGAAGATGATGTACGTGAGTTCCACGTCATGTGCGCAGCCCGCGCTAAGTTGAGCATACACGTCTTGCGGTAAGTCTCTGACCCCTCGAAAAAGGTTGTATGGAACGGTTTTAGATGGGAGGCCGAACTTAGCAGCCAACGCTTCTAGTGAATGTGATTTGTCATGGGGAAAAATTAACCTCGCCATTGATAGGGTGTCAAAGAAGAAGGCTGGCTGCACACCGTAGTGGTGTGACAGGATCAGCCCGTCGAATGATGCCTTATGCATCACGACAGCGTAGTCGTTAGTGAGTGAAGCGACCTGCGCAAAGGTCGGCCCATCCATAACCTCAGTTTGAATAACGGGGTTCTCACCCACGCCCGGAATGTTGTCCATGGTCTTGATGCCAACGCAATGCGTTTTGAAACGCGGATCGCGCACATAGGCTTCAGTCGTCATCTTTTTCAGTGTGTAATCAGCACTGAAAAACGTCTCGAAGTCTAAAACCGCGAACTTCATGACCAAGTTTCCCCATTGACGATCAACGATACTGTGTGCGTAAGTATGTGCTGCAAATCTTTGCAAAGTTGTTGTCGCTTAGCCTCGCGTCGCTTTGGGCTATTTCTTGGCATTGGCCCTAGCCTTTTTAAGTTTCAGCGCGGCCTTGCGGTACCGCTCGCACGCTACGGCCAGCGCATCGTCTAGTTCTTTGACGCGGGCTTCAGCGATGCACGCGCGGCGTTCGAGATTGTCATAAGCGACAATTCCTTGAAACATCGGGTGGTTAACAAAAATTGTTGCTCGTTCTGCTTTTATCTGTGACATTATTTAACTCTCCTGATTGCACCCGTTGTTGCACACAAGCGACCGGCGCTCTTGTCCAGCTTGTAGGGGAAAAGCTTGCTAAGTAACCACGATGGCGGGCTGAATGATTTAAGCAACTGGCACCCTCCCCGCCTTCTGGTCATAGAGGTGACGTTCGACACCGTAACAAGCCCAGAGCATCTCTTTGCTGGCCTGTCCGGTTTTTTCAATGCGCCATAATTTTGACGTTGACGCGCCGAGGAGTTCAGCAGCTTTTTCCTGCGTAAGTTCACATCGTTTGCGCCAAGCAGCTATATCATAGGGCACCGTTGAGCTTTGTATCTGTTTAGGCATTGTTGCACCTTGCAAAGTTAAAGTTAAAGTTACCGTTCTTGACATACTTAGTCAAGCGTAAAAAATCAGTCCTGATCCTGCCACCAATACCTAGCGCGTTGCGCCGGTTCTGGTACTTCGGGTTGTGGCATGGTGTAGTGCGGCGGCTCATGGGAAGGCTTGCGGGCATTCACCCGCAAGCATGCCTCACACGCCATTATGACAGCTTCGCTATAGGGCTTGCCTTCATGCTTAGCGCGTACCTCATCAGCGAGCGTCTCTAAAACCGCCTTGCGGTCGTCGTCAGTAAAAGCCATTGGATCCTCCACGGTCATATCCTCCAATAGAGTTCTAAGATTGCCTCTACATAGGCGCGGGTGAAGCTGCTCAACTCGCTATATTCCATGGCTTAGCCCTCCTCTTTATTCGGCCATGTGTCGCCATAAAGCACACGTCCTCTAAAGTCTTCGTTACATTTTTAAGCGTGGTGTTGCTCATAGCTGATTCCTTTCATGTTAGTTGAGATGTTGCATGACAAGTTTTTGGCAATCAGGCGGTAAGTCTTCAAAGTCGATCCGCCGTCCTAAATGTCGCCCTGGCATAGCGGTGCAATGCTGGCCGAATCCTTGCGGCGAAAACGGATTTTTACTCATGCCAAGCGCGGCGAATGTTTCTCCATTGCGCTCTGGTTGATCCATAAAAATAACAGTGAAACGGTCAAAAGATTTTCCGCCAGCGTCATATATGCGAATTGATCCACTCATGGTTGCACCCTTTTGTTAAGTTGCTGATCTCGTCAGGTGACGCATAACGCCACGACGCCCGGAGGCGTTTCGATCTTAGCCAAAGCGCCGCCCCATGGCCGTGAAGGTGTAGCCGTTTGCCTCTGCAAATTCGGCTAGATGTTCAATGCTGCAAAGATATTCGCATTCACTTTCCAGTATGTCGATATAAGCCTTGCGCAGCGCCTTCAAAAAATCGTTGTCGATCTCCTCGCGCTTGTCTTCCCAAGTGTTGCGCTCCTCGCTTCCGTCTTCCGCGTCACAGGCGGGGCCGATAACGTCTAACTTGCGCAAATAATCATGCGCGGCTTTATAGGTTGCGCAGTCTTTGCCATGATTGCCCGTTATCGTTTCGGCCACTTCCGGCGCGGAAGTAATAAATTCGGCGCTTATTGTTTTGGGGTACAGGTCAAAGGCTGTTATTTTAAGCCCCACGTCTTTCGCGTCCTGATAGGTGTTTATCCCACCATCCGTGGTCTGTGACGGCTTCCTGTAGCCATTCCCGCGCGGCGGCTTTCGCCGTTTCGGTTGGCAATTCGTGATACTCATAAACTGTTGTGATGATGTCTTTCGGCATGATTGCACCTTTTCGAGTTGTGGGGGTTTAATGCTTTGGCTTGTGCGGCGGCGCAAGGGAAGGCAGGGGCACCGTTAAGTCCGGCGCGGCGTCTTTGTATTCAAACGCGCCGGTTGTGGCGTTGTACTGGCCGCATTGGTGACCTACGGCGGCTTTGTGGCCATCAAGGGTTAGCGCGGTGTAGGTTGCGGCGTTTGTCGCGGCGGTAAAGGCGAGACAAAGGCATATGAATTTAAGGCGTGTCATGATTGCACCTCTTTCACTGCGTAGGTTACTCTTAGGGGTTAAGTTAGCTCTTAGGCATATTTCTTCACTTGATCCCGGAATCCTGCCGGGAGTCGTTTCTTAAGCTTAATAAAGCCGGTTCTTTCCGAGATATCTAAAATACCGGCTTCATGCATGGCTCTAAAGACTTCCTGAATATCCGGCTTCCAGTCTTTGATCCCTAGCGCCAATGTGCCGCATTCCGCGAATAGCTTGGATACTTTGAGCCAGGCGATAGGGTAGATCGTGATTGTCTTTTCCATGATTAAGCCTCCCTATAAAATTTTGGGCATTCGTGGCCTTCCAGCGGCAACAGAAGCGTTTCGGGTAATCGTGATATATTGGTGGCAGCCATAGCGGGTGTACTCCGTTTGTGGTTAGAAGCCTCGTAACGTTTGCAGCGTTGCGGGGCTTGGTTTGTGAATAGCAATATAAACCAAGCCCTTTCACTTTGCAAGGTTTATTTTTGTAATTTTCTTGCTTTTTCACTTTGCATGGTTTTTAGCTATTTCTTCCAATGTTGTTATAACAGGCTCGTCAAGCTCCTCGGCCATGGTGTCTATTTTAAGCCAATAGTCACTATGCAATCGGCGCTTGCCATTTATCCACGCACTGACCAAGGGCTGACTAACAAGTAGATATTCGGCTAGCTTGGCTTGGCCATAATGGGCTGCTAGCCTTATTAGAGCCTGTCTCCTAGTCATTTCAAACCGACTTACGGACACTTTACACACTCCTTTGTCACGGGTATTTATCACAGATTGTAATAATTATCACAAATTGTGATAAAGTCAAGTGTGATTTTAGGCTATTTTTTGATTTTATCACAAAATGTGCAAGCATGCACTACGCTCAAGTGTTTGATATTTAAGGATTAAGTGTGAGGCGTAGTACGTTTATTACAGAAGTCCGAGGGGACATATAGCTTATTAACTTTTTACTGGTTTACTACGCTGATCGTACTATCATGCACTTTGAAGGGTGGTGTAGTCCAGCGAAGCCCAGAGAGAGGAAAGATTAACGCTACGTATATCCTATGTGACTTGTGTAATAAATGATACTATCATGCAACTTGACTAGCTACTTTAGGCGCTAAACCCCTGAAATTCCACAAACTTTCAAGCTTGCACAGTCACTTTGCAAAAATCGTCGCTGACACACCTACAAGCCATTGATAACAATGGACAATTCATGCTTGCACGCTGAAAGTGCAATCATATAACAGTCATGTACTACGCCCCCTCATAGTGAGGTATTTTAGAGCGTAATTATCACAGATTGTAATAATTATCACAATTTGTGATATTACTATGCAAGCCTGTCAAGATGCTAGGTTGCATAGTGCTGGGGCGTCTAGCGTGTGAAGGTGTAGCGCCCCATAGTGAAGGGTCTACACCGCCGTGTCATGCACTATGCAATCGTATTAGGTGTTAGGTTGCAAAGTAAACAGTTTCAGCGATAATGTTTCAAACTCGGGGGACGGAGGGCCTCGGGGTGGGGGTTTTTAAATTTTGGCAGGTTTGCCAAAAAGTGCGGCCAATTTTTTAAAAAATTTTGGCGCTACAAACTACACCCCTCACTTTGCACAGTCATAAATTTTGTGCCCCGACCAGACGGAAAGCCAGCCACAACACCCCACCATCGTCTTGCGTCTTGCAATTAACCTATGTACACTCTCATTTGGAACCGGCTCGGCATCTCCTGCCGGGGTGGGGATCCCGGTGGCCGCACCCTGCCGGAGGTGAGACGCTAAAGGCGCGGCCCGCGCAAAGCTCACTGCCGATCCCAACAGGCCCGGTTCCTTGACTTTTTGTGTGCTTGCAAAATGTAAAATTACATGGCATAGTGCCCGGACAATTTAACGCCTTCCACATTAGGAGATTACTATGGCGCAAGAAACTCAACAACCCAGCACCGCAGCTCTGCGGGACAACGCAACCACGCTGCTTACTCAGTTAAACGTAATCCTGACACAAGTAAATGCCGCGCTAACTGGTTTGGCAATAAGTAACATTACGTTGTCGCCAACGATTGCAACCACAATCACCAGCATTGCCGCGCTCGGCGTATAGGAATTAAAATGCCAGACCTTTCGGAAATGGTGCAAAACTGCCAAGCCGAGATCATTATGGCGCAACAACGACTAGCGCAATTAAACTTTGCGCTGGCAAATATCAATCTTGGTCCAATCACTCCGTCAACTGATTTTGGAATCCTCAATAGTCAGGTTATAGCGGTATTAACAACGCTGGATGTTTAGGAGCTAAAGATGCCATCAATTGACACATCGCTGCCGGGGATCCACGTCACAACCTCGCAGCTTATAAAGGCCGGCAATGGAACGCTTCGTCGCGTCATTGTGAACTCATCTACGAGTGGCACCTTGACGGTATATGACAGCATCACAGCCAGCGGTCTGGTGTTGCTCAATGCTTTCCCACTTACCGCCGGCGCAACGCCACAATTTGATCTGGCATTCCAAAACGGATGCTATTTCTCACTTGGTGGCACCGCCGACATCACAGCAATCTATTACTAAACCAACCGGAGGTGCGCCATGGGTGTAGTCAACACAACGAAGTCGATCTTTGAAAAAGCAATGGGCCATCAGGCTGCGGCTCCTGAAGCCGAAGTGAAAATGCCCGAGCAACCTGCGCCTGACGAGATCGGGCCGGATGAGGTCGAGGAAGACGAGCGCGACCGCGAGGGTAATACCGACCCGGGCACGAATGTTCCGGTCGAGGATCCTGAAGCCGCCGAGATCCGCCGCGCGGCGCTGCAACAGGCCGCTGACGACATCAACGCCGCAGCCTTGGCACAAGCTAAAATCGACGCTGAGCCGCGCACCGTTCCGGCACAAGCCATCAAAATCCAGTCGTTCAAGTACCTGACGATCGGCGCTAACAAAGGCATGTTCCACATCACCAGCACCGATAGCCTTGGCGCTACGTTTACGGAAACCGTCGACGCGCCGCCCAACCTCACAGTGGCCGGCGTGGTCGAGTACCTCGAAGGCATCGCGTCAACCAAATGATCCCGACAACGTGGTCTTCCGTTGACAGCAGCAACGTCGACAGCATCAAGTACGACACCAACGGCAATAACTTGCACGTGCGGTTTAAAAACGGATCGGAATATATTTACGAGGGTGTAGAGCCGGAGCTTGTCGAGGGTTTGTACCACGCGAGTTCAGCCGGCAATTATTTGCGCGAGAACATCATCGGCACCTATACGCATCGCAAGGTGTAACATGGGTCAGCGCGAAGAACTCCTCCGCGTATTCAACGAGGATCGCATCTATGCGCATGAGGTTTTGTTCGCGCACCGGCACAAGGATGTGACGCCGGAATTTCACAAGCAGACCCTGCAAAATTTTTATAGCCCGCACCCACTCGTTGCCGAAGAAGCTTTCCGTGGCGCGGCAAAATCAACACTGCTCGAAGAATATGTGATCCTCACCGCGCTGTTCCGCGAGTGCGTGTTCCCCATCTTTATTGGCAACGCCTATGGCATGGCGGTTGAACGTTTGACAGCGGTGAAACAAGAACTAACTAACAACGACGGGCTGATCGAGTTGTTCGGCGATCAGCATGGGCCGATCTGGTCTGAGGGTGAAATTGTCCTTGCCAACGGCATCAAGATCCAAGCGATCGGCGCACGCCAGTCCATGCGCGGTGTCAAGCACAACGACCACCGGCCTGATCTCGCGCTCATTGACGATCTTGAAGACGAGGAGATGGTGTCGACCAAAGATGCCATCCTCAAAAACAAACGCTGGTTCAACGGCACCATGCGCCCGGCGCTGGATCCCAAAGGCAAGATCCGCATGCTCGGCACGCCGCTGCATCCCGACGCGCTGATCGAGCAGGTGATGAAAAATCCTGACTGGATGACGCTGCGCTTCCCGATCTGCTACATCGACGACAAGGGTGTCGAGCAGTCGACATGGCCGGCACGCTTCCCGATGGAGTGGATCGCCAAACTGCGGCAGCAATATATCGAGGATGGTGCGCTGACCGAGTTCGAGCAGGAATACATGTGCCGGAGCGAAAGCGCCGCGCTCAAACCTTTCAAGCCTGACATGATCCAAGTCGCGCCAGTGCGCACCACGTATCTTGCTAAAAAAATAATCGTTGACCCCGCAAGAACGGTTGACGAGAGGCGGTCGGCTCAGACAGGATATGTTGTCGAAAGCTGGATGGGTAACAAGCTCATCATGCACGAAGCTTTCGGGCGGTTCCATCGCCCTGATGAAATCGTCGATACAATTTTCAAACTCGACGAGGAGTACAACCCTGTTGAGATCGCGGTCGAAGTCGATGGCTTGGAAGAATTTCTTATGCAGCCTCTGCGCAATGAGATGCTCAAGCGCGGGCGGGTTCTTCCAATTATTCCAGTGCGTGCGCCAAAAAATAAAGACGCTTTCATTACCGGGCTGCAACCGTTCTATATCGCAAAAGAAGTTATCCACGCAAAATCTCTACCCGAGTTGGATGCTCAGCTTTTACAATTCCCGAAAGGGCGCAAAGACATTCTCAATGCTCAGGCATATGCGCTTCGCCTACGTTCAGGACAACCTGTGTACGAGGATTTTCAAGACGCGCACGTTGCCGAGGCGCTTGACATTGATGCCCGACGCCCTGCGTTTTTGGTCATGTCTGCTCGGCCTACTACAACGGGAGCGGCACTGGTGCAGCTTATCGACGGCACCGTTAGGATCTACAAAGATTGGATAGAAAATCGCACCCCGTTGGAATGCTTTAAAAACATTCTCGACGACGCCACCCTCGTGGCCGCACGCAAGGTCGAGATCATCGTCCCCATGGAACAGTTTGAAAAATACACCGGCCATGGAATCCCGGGTGCCGCGCGACTGGCTCGGGCCGAAGTTAAGCCCGGGGCAATGGCTGTGACCTGCGAGGGCAACCTAAAAGATTATTTGAGCAAGACGGTACGCGGCGAACAGGCGCTGCTGATCGACATGGAGGCCCGGTGGGTTATCAACGCGTTCGCCGGCGGGTATGGGCGAAAGCTTAATACTCAAGGGGTTATATCGGACAAAGCCGACGACAACCAATATCGCATAGTGATGGAAGCGATTGAGGCGTTCATCGGTTGGTTTGGCAATCTTAACGATAGCCGTGACAATGACCCAAATCGTCGGTATGATACCACTAAGGACGGACGCCAGTTCCTGACCACCCTACCAGTAAGGCGACCACATGGCTGACGACATCAAAGATCCCGTTGAGACAGAAGAACCCAAAACTGGTGCCGAAGTTGCGGAGCCGGAGGAGGAAGAAGTTTCTGATGTTGAGGATCGCACAAAAGATTTTTCAAAGTACGTTAAGGTTGCTACGCAACTTGACGAGTTGTTCGATGCCGTCATTCAGGGGTTTGAGGACAAGCAAGAGCAAAGTGAAGACATCGACCGCTTTTGGGATGTCTACAATTGCGTCCTAAACGAAAACCAAGCCTATTTCGGAAATTCACAGGTCTATGTTTCTGCTGTGGCCGATGCGGTGGACGCACTTACCACAAGAGACAATAACATGCTTTTCCCGGTAAATGGTCGCTACGCTTCTGCAATTGGCCCTAGTGGTACAGTGCCTTATGATCTTATTGCTCTCCTAGACCATTATGTGCGCCAGACAAAGATGCGCGAGAATATCGTGCCTTGTTTGCTGCGCACCGGCAAAGTGACCGGCCATTATATTCTCGGTGTTGGTTGGAAAGAAACCACGTTGCACACCATCAAAAAGAAAACCACTGCAACGATCGAAGACGATCAAGGCGTACCGATCGAAGGCGCTGAGGAAGTCGATGATATTGAAGAAGAAGAAATTACGATGGGGATGCCCACGCTCGAAGTCAAAGATCCGCGCGATGTTTGTTTACTGCCCGCCACTGTTGATAATGTTTCTGATTGTACTATTGTTGCCGAGCGTTTGCATATGTCCAAGAGTGCGGTCGAAGATGCGATCGCCGACGGTACGTTCGAGGAGGAACCCGGCAAAGAGTTGTTAGAAAACTTTTCGTCGCGCACCACCGGCAATGAAATCGACACAGCCAAAAAAGCTTTGGATAACGTCGGCATTAAAACCAACGGTAAGGGCAGCAAGACTGCCATCATCTACCGCGTCTGGTCAACCATCAAACTCAAGGGAAAGCAGAAGCGACTATGTGTATCGTATTTTGGCGGGAACAAAATAAAACTGGCTTGCAAACGCAATCCGTATTGGAACGACAGAATACCATTACTGGCGCAGCCGGCCCGAAAAATGGCAAACGCGGTTGCGGGCAAAAGTATTATTTCAAAAGTTGAAGATTTACAGTATGCCCTAAACGACGCGACCAATATGGGGCTTGACAGCGCACAATATTCGCTTTGTCCCATTACCGCAACAGATCCCGCAAAAAATCCCCGTACTGGTTCCATGGTTTTAAGCATGGGCGCGTTGTGGGAAGTGGATCCGAACAGCACAAAGTTTATGGAATTTCCACAACTTTGGAAAGAAGCCTTTTCCATGGCGCGGTCGCTTATGGATCAAATCATGCAGAGCATGGGCATTAATCCCGCGCTGCTGCCACACGGTAATGCCGGCAAGAAACCATCACAAGCTCAGATCGCGCAGGAGCAACAGGTCGCGCAGGAAACAACCGCCGACAATATCGCCATTCTCGAAGAAGGAATTTTCAACGGGTTGCTCGCGTGGTTCCATGATCTCGATTATCAGTTCCGCGATAAAAAAATTGCAGTCCGTCAGTTTGGTCAACTCGGTGCGCAAGCCAAGATGCAGGAAGTCGAACCATTCAAAACTTACACGGCCTACAGCTTCCGTTGGTACGGCACCGAAGGCACGAAGGCAGTACAGGCTGTACAGCAGCAGATCTCCGCAATGAACGTACTGGCAAAGATCCCGCCCGAACAGTTGAACGGTCGGAAGCTCGACATTGGCCCGATCATCGACCAGATCGCGGAAGTCGCGTTTGGCCCGCGCGTTGCTCCATATGTTTTGATCGACCAACGCCATCAATTGTCGATGAACCCAATGGAAGAAAACGATTTGCTGCTGCACGACTTCCCGGTGACCGTTCAGGCCATGGACGACGACGTGGCTCATCTCAAGGCACACATGGAAGCCGTTAAGATGCACGTCGGTTTGGATAGCCAAGCCAAAGAGCTTTTCAAGTTGCATATCCTTGCGCACATCAACCAAATGAATGCAAAATCTCAAGCATCTGCGGGCGGCAAGCCTCCACAAGGCCAACCCGGTGTTGGCGCTGCACCCGGCGGCCCGCGCCCCGGCGCACAGGCGGGGCCACCAAAACCCATGCAACAGCCCGCCGGTGCTATTCACCAAGACCAAATGGTCGATCCCAACCGCATGCCCCGCTAGCCCATGGTCAACACAGCGGCATACATGCGGGCCTATCGCGCCAAAAACAAAGATAAAGTTCGGCAATGGGAAAAGAACCGTCGGGAGCGGGACAAAGGTGATCGCGCTGAAAGACAGCAGGTTCGGCACTATAAAAAATCTTACGGGTTGCCGCCGGCAGAATGCAGGTTGATGAAGGCACGCGGTTGCGATATTTGCGGCCGGCACAGACAGGTTATGTGCATTGACCACTGCCATGAAACGGGAAAAGTAAGAGGCGTTTTGTGCAACAAATGCAACACCGCATTAGGTTTCTTGGACGAAGACGTAGTGCTAATGCAAAAAATGATTGCTTACACAATTTCAAAGTGTCAACCCCTTAAAGTACTACTTGCCAAAGTGAATGGCTAAGGGTAATATCACTTTGACCACCGAGTTGTGCTCGTTAGCACTTCGCATTGTTGGCGTTACCAACTACAGGGAGTAAGTCATGCCGCCAGAAGATACCGAAGACCAAGTTGATACCAATACCGTTGTTGACGATGAAGTCGAGTTAGATCCCGCAGAGGATGACGATGATCTTTTACCCGACGACGAAGACGACAATGAAGGCGACGATGAAGACGAAGATGAAGGCAAAGGTGATGTCGACCCTGCTGCCGCAGCACCGCAAGGTGGTGATGGTAAGCAACCAAGCCGGCGAACCCTTCGCGTTCAGAAACTAGAGAAGGAACGAGACGCCGAACGCCAGAAGGCTGCTGAATTGCAAGCTCGACTGGACGGCATCTTGATGGCGCAGCGCCAACCTGCACAGGATGATGCTGCACTACGCGCCGAACAAGCTAGAGTTGCCGCAATGGATCCCGTCGAGCGGGAGCGTTACGAAGACAAAAAGCGGATCGACGCACTTCAGGCTCAGGTTTCAAATCTTGGCTTCGCACAGGCCGACGGTTTGGATCGCGCAAGGTTTGAGGCGAAAGCGGAACTTAACCCCGTCTATAAAAAGTACGCACCTGCCGTTGAAAGGGCTTTGGAAGAAATGCGTGCCAAGGGCGTCAACACAACGCGCGAAGCACTGCTGACCTACAAACTTGGAGAGGCAGCGCGGAAGAAGTTGGAAGCTGGTGCCGGTGATGGGAAGCGTCGTAGAGAGGCCGCTCAGAACCGCGTCAGTAAAGTGAATGGTCGACCAGCAAATATGCGGGGCGACAGTTCAGGCACAGGTAAAGTCAAAACCGAAGAAGATCGTCTTCGCGGTGTTCAAATCTAAGGTCAAGGGGATACGCCCTTGACCTTATAACTCGGAGGTCAACATGGCTAGCGTCAACGCATACCCTACCTTTTCGGCTGATATAAGCAATTACATTCAGAAGAAAACTCTGCCGCTCGTTCAGCGTCAGCTTATCGCTTATCAGTTCGGCGATATGCTCCGTCTGCCGAAACAACGCGGCACGATCTACACGGCTTCCCGTTATGATCGTATCAACTTACCGTTCGCTCCTTTGAGCGAAGGTATCCCTCCGGTCGGCGAAAGCCTCGTACTGGTGCAGGTCAACGCCGTCGCTCAGCAATGGGGCGACACGGTTACCGTCACCGACGTGGCCGACTTCACGATCGAGCATCCTTTGTTCAAGAAAGCGATCGAGTTGGTCGCGCTGCAAATGTCTGAAACGCTTGAACGTAACACGTTCAACAACCTTCTGGCTGGCACGCAGATCAACTATGTCAACACTCGCGGCGCTCGCGCTTCGCTGTTGTCGACGGACGTTCTGAACCCCCACGAAGTCAACCGCGCATTCGGCGCTCTGATTACGATCGGCGCTCCGATGTTCAATGGGATCTCTGGTGAAGACCAGAAGATGCCGGCGGATAAACCGCATATGTCCTCAAAAGACCCTCGGGCCTTTGAGCATTTCGTCGCAATGGTTCATCCATTCGTCGAACAGGATATGCGCGAAAATCCAACGGTCGTCACTGCATGGCAGTACTCCGATGTGAACAAACTCTATAACAACGAGCTTGGTTATTGGGGTGGCATGCGTTGGTGCCGGTCGAACATGATCCCGTTCTTTACGGGCGTCACTGCTCCGACGACTTCGCCTTCCGCATCAAACGGTTCCTACACCGCAAACACCACTGGTGGATTGCTGGCTACGGGCACCTACTACCTGCAAATCACCGGCTCTGTTACGCAGAACGGTTACGAGCAGCGTGTCGGCATCGTGTCGACTGGTATCTCCGTCACCGGGCCAAACGGCTCGATCTCGGTTACCACACCGAACGTCGCGGGCTTCACTTGGAACGTCTACCTCAGCACGTCGACATCGCCGGCGAACTTGGGTGTCACTTCCGGTGGCCCGAACTCCGGCCCGCTCGCTGGTCAGGCAGTTCAGTTGAACGGCAACACCACCTACGTCATTAACAGCGTAGGCTCGGCTCGCGTACCTCCTGCTGCTCCCGCAGCCGGCGTGTCCGTGTTTCCGACCTTCATCATCGGCAAGAGCGCCTATGGTCAGGTGATGTTGGACGATCCGAAATTCAGCTACCTGTCCGGTGGCGATAAATCGGATCCTCTCAACCAGTTGAGGGTTGTGGGTTGGAAGGTCATGTACGGCACTATACTTTTGAACCAGAATTTCTTCATGAGGATTGAAAGTTCCTCAGCATTTTCAGCCACTTTCGGCTAAGTAGCTGATTGCTGACTGAAGAAGTTCTACGGAGTGTTTGAATTGTCCGAGGCCCATGTTGCAGTTGGTGCAAAGCAAGCCTCGGACTTTTTCAGAGGAATGACAGTGGTCAACATGAAAAACTTTTCCGCGCCCTTGTGGATCAGTCGTTTTGCAAATCAGGCAGCGCCCGTTTTGTGCGGCGAGCATTTTGTCGTATTGGCCTTTTGTTATTCCGTAATGTGTTTTCATGTCATAAAAACGGTAGCGGTCCGGGTTCTTTGCATAGCGCTCGCGCTGTTTCTCTGCAATCTTCGCGAGGTTTTTTCGACGGTATTCATCATGCCTAGCCGACATGCAGGGCTTGCAGTAAGTTTGATAGCCGGTACTGTTGCTCTTTCCTTTACTATACTCAGTCATCGGTTTAAGTTGTTGGCATCGTGGGCATGTCTTTCCTTGGGAAAGATCAAGTTTTGGATAAGGCATTTTGGTTCTCCTTTGTTAAATGAACCAACACTCTATCAAGGGGTTTAACAGATGGCAACAAGAACTTTAGGCACCGCAGCAACGACCACCTTGACCGCGCTGCAATATGTCAACGGCATGGTTCCTGCGGATCTGGCTACGATGAATGCCGGTATCCTCAACGATCAGGTCGGTAAGCCCGCTTACCCGAACTGTTTCCAAACCAATGGCACCCTGTATATCCCGAACCGTGGGATCCTTCAGTTAATCCCGGGCGACTTCGTTGCCTTTGATCCTGCAACCGGCTTCCCAATTTTGTTATCGGCTGCTGCCGCTGCCGGTGCCTCATACGTCCACACATAAACAGGAGAAGACAATGGCTCGTAAAAAACCCACTCTACCCGTTGGCCTTGGTGACATGCCGGCGTATCTCGAACACCACGTTGAGACTGTCGATACACCGACGCTCAGCATGGCCGAAATGAAAGAGATTGAAGCTCAGGCCCGCGAAGAAGTGAACAAAGAATTGAAGTCCCGTTTGAAGGCCGACTTCCTCGCTAAGACCAAAGCGGATCTTAAAAAGAAAGCTTTGTTTAGCGCCGGCACAAACGCCGTGGGCGACAAGCTTGAACGGGTGCAGATTGATCTGCCGAAGTTCTCCAACCGGATTGCGCTCGATGGCGTTATCTATCTCCACGGCATGACATATGACTTTACACAACAGCAAGCCGCTGTGGTAAAAGAAACGATCAACCGCCAGTGGTTGCATCATGCCGAGATCAACGGCCTCGACATGAATGAATATTTAGGCCGTCAACCCAAAAACGAAGTCGCAAGGCTTGGTTAAATAAAGGTGCAAAGATGCAAGAAGCAAAACAGGTAACTGCTACAGAAGAACTTCTGGACACGATCAAGAAACTGCCGGGCTATGTTTTTGAGTTGTCGGCAGATTTTGGTTCAGGCCGCAACTTTTCCATTCGAGGTAACTTCGGTGTCGGGGAAAGCCTCGAAACGATGAATGCCGAGATGGACAAATTGGTGCGTGTCTGCGATCGCCAGCTTTCCAAAGCGGTTATCGCCAACATTGAGGAAGACTTGTTCAAGCACGAAAAGATGCTTGAAAAAGCGATCCGCGATTATCAGGCCATGGAAGGCCGTCGTGAAGGTCACAAGACTTTGCCGGCGACTGAAAAGGCCGCTCAGGAAAATCAGAAAGCGACGGTCGAGGAACTCAAAGCCATGATCGCTCGCAAGAAGCTTTTCCTTGAGAAAACCAAAAAAGATGCGGAATAAATTGTGGCATACACTGCACAGAAGATCGTCCAAAAAGCATGTGCGATAGCGAAGGCTCCGGGGTTTATTGCCTCAGCCGGCGAGTATCTCAATATGATTTTGGCTGATCTCTGTCAGACGTATGACTTCGATTTTATCCGCGAGACACAAGTCTTACAAGCTAGCCCCGTCACTAACACTGGTGACGGGGCTTTGCCTATAGGTTATCCGCTTAATGCAGATCATTTGCGCACGCGCGAAGTTTTTTATCGCGTCAACGGTGTCACTTTTTATTTAACGCAGATACCGCTTGAAAAATTTGACCAGTTACCCCAATCGACGGGCGCAACAAATTACCCTTGCAATTATGCCATTGATCCAAGCACAACCCCGTACACAATTTACTTTTATGAGCCGCTTGTTATACCATTGACGATCTTCATTCGTTATCAGCCACAAATGGTCGACATTACTACTCCGGAGACAAGTAATGTTATTCCTTGGTTTCCCAATCAGCGATACCTTATAAAAAAACTGTCTGCCGATTTGATGAGCGACACGGACGACGCGCGGCAAGCCAAGTATGAGGAAGACGCTGAAAAAATGTTGCGGTTGTTCCTTGAGATGAAGGACGACAAGGAAAATTATGCGCAGACAATTAAACTCGATCGCAATGTCTTCCGAGGTGGTGGGGCTTTAAAGGCGACGAAGCAACAACCACTATGAGGCCATCATGCCCTTGGTTAAAACAAAGCCCATACGGTTTCGCCCTCGTAGCTTGGCTGATGCCCTAGACGGTGATAACGAAGCCGAAGGCGCTTGCTCCGCGCTCATAAATCTTATTCAGGATCCATCAACACCGTCGTGCTTGCAATGTCGTCCGGCGGCACAAATACTTTCCACGTTTTCCGGGTTTAGTTCTCCTGGTGTTGTTGCCCAAGCACTTCAAGTCAACAACCTCGTCTATGGCATGATTGCGTCTTCGCGTAACGCCGGTCACGATGAGCCGTTTGTTTTCAACCTAACTACCGGCGCGTTTCTGACGGTCAACGGCATCGTCAACTCGAACACGCCTGTCACGCAACCAACGACCGGCGATTGGGCCGCACCCTCAATGGCCGTCGTTGGTACTAAAGTTATCGTGGTACATCCGGGTTTTGCTGGCTTAGGCAACGTAAATTATTTTGGTTATTTTGACGTGTCGAATTACACACAAACACAATTGGGAAATGTTGTAAACGGCAGCAATCAAATCACCGGCAATATGTCTATAGGTGCGCTCGGTTTCGGCTATACTATTTCTGGTGCCGGCATACCGGCAGGCACAACGGTTACAAATTTAGTAAATGTTACGCCGCAGACCGCCGGCACAACAACATCAGGTAGTCCTAATATAACCGGGGTAGGTTCAATTGCTGGTTTTGCCGCAGGACAGCCTATTACCGGTGTGAATATCCCGCTTGGTGCCACGGTTGTTTCTGCCAGTGGCACAACCATTGTTATATCTGTCAACGCCACAGCCACATCAGCTTCACCCGTTACAATTTCTGCAACAGGCACTGCTATAACAATGTCGGCGAATGCCACGGCCACTACCTCGCAGGAAAGCATTACGGTCGCCGGCGGAACGGCTGGTACGCCGCTCTGGTGTGCGGGCAACACAACAAACATCCCACTGACCGGGATACCAACCAACGTCAACAACTTTAACAACCGCGCTTATATTTCCGTAGCGCAGTATCTGATCCTTTGTGATCCGCTATCGCTCAATGTATCACAGGCGTCACAGGCGCTGACCGTGGGCGATACGTCGCCAATTACGGCGCTTCAACCATTGACGATCGTCAACCCGGCCACTTCCGCGCCGGTGCAAGGGCTACTGGTTTTCAAACAAAATCTTGTCACGCTGGTTACCGGCGATCCGACACAAAACAATCTTGCCAACAATATGCTGTCGCCTTCAGGCGTCGGCACCACTTCGCCGGATGCGGTGTGTGCAACAACGACCGGAGTTTACTTTGTCGACGTGGACGGTCTGCGTTGCGTCGAGTTGTCTGGTAACATCACGGATCCTTTGCCCGACGTGCGCGTTCCATTCATCAATGCAATCAACCGCACGCGCATTAGCGCCGCGTACAATGCTGGCATCTACCGTGTTTGTTTGCAACGTGGTGATGTCAGTGGAACGCCGTGGCAGGAATTTTGGTTCGATCTAAAATATCGGTTATGGACAGGCCCGCATACTTTCCAGCAGCAAGTTATTTTGCCGTGGAAGGGAAGCTTTGTCGCATTCTCGAACGCTTATCCCGCGACACTTTATCAAACCGATCCAGTGCAAACGGCAACCAGCACTTTTACTGAAAACGGTAATTTGTTGGCATGGACATATTCGACTTGCGCTTTGCCGGATAATGAAGATTTGATGCAAAACTCCTTAGTGGTCAGCGCCATTAATTTATCTTTCAAGTCGGGTGAACCAACAATAACTTTCACGGCGACCGATGAAAATGGAACGGTATTGGGGGTTGCAAATCTAGCCCCGACTAGCGGCACAGCAACACTGTGGGGGTCTTTTGTTTGGGGGGCGGCACTTTGGTACGGACAGCAGTTTGGATTGCAACCACAGCAAATCCCATGGACAAATCCAATTACGTTTAGTAAACTAATTTTTACGGCCTCGGCACCAAGCACTTTGGGATTTCGTATAAGCAACTTCCAAGCGCTTTACCAGCCACTAGGCTATGTGGCTGCGGCAATTTCAGGCGTTATGTAGTTGGAGTATCAACAAAATGAGTATAATACCATCTTTACCGGTCACATTGCAAAATGGCACAACGGCTGACGCCACACAAGTGATGGCTGATTTTAATTCTATAGTGACCAACGTTAATAACAACGCCGCCAATAATGGTCTCAATTCTAATATTACCTCTTTGACTGGTTTGACAACGCCACTCAGCACTTCGCAAGGTGGTACAGGAATTGCTTCACCCCCAGCAAATTGCGTTTTGGTTTCTGAAGGATCTGGCGCTTTTATGCCTGTTGGACCGGGACTTTCAGGTCAACCATTGGTTAGCAACGGTTCAGGATCGGATCCTAGTTTTCGTTGTCCTTATCGCATCGGCGATCTTTATTTCAGCACAATATCTGCAAACCCAAGTACTTTTTTGGGCGGCACTTGGGCTGCTTATGCTGCTGGACAAGTGCTTATCGGTGTGGGGAGTTTTACAGACGGAAATAGTACTAACAAAACTATTGCGGCCGGTCAACAGCTTGGCGAATATCAGCATACTCTTGTCACTAATGAAATGCCATCGCATACACACCCAGATAGCGGCCATGTTCATGGTCATGGCATGCTGTTATCGGCACCGGGAACCGGGCAGAATGCATCGGGGTCTCCAAACTTTATTGATTATGCAAATACCCAGACAGGATATGCAAACCTTCAAAATACCGGCGGCGGTGGGGCACACAACAACATCCAGCCGTCGATCGGCGTTTATGTATGGCAGAGGACAGCATAATGGATTTACCGATCGACGACTTGATGAAGGTTGGCACAGGCGGTGCCGGCGGCGTGGGTATCATGACCCTGATCGCGCGGTTCTTGCGTGGGGATATAAAGAGGATCGAAATGGCGCAAAACAAAATCAACGCAGACATCTATGCTAAGGTCAGCGAAGCTAACGCCTTGATTGCCCGCAACGAGTTAGAAGCGGCAAATCAATTTGTGAAAAAGCCAGACTTCGACGCTTTGCGCAACCATATCGACCTGCAGTTTATCGACCAGCGCAATTTCTTTTTGCAACTCTTTCGGCAGAGAAAAGAATGACCATTGGCATGACGCTGAACAATCCGTTTGACCTTGAAGTCAACCAAAGCTTCAAATGGAACGGCGAGATCCGCCCCTCTGCTAAGCCACCATTTTGCCAGTTCGATACGTTGCTTGACGGCGTTCGCGCCGGCCTCAAAGACCTGCGTAATCAGCAAACTGTTCATGGCCTGAATAACTGGACTGACATCATAACGAAGTACGCTCCGCCAAGCGAAAATGACACGTCGGCCTATATCATGGCGATGTGCAAAGGCACCGGCACTTACCCGAAAGATTATATCAACCTTTCCGATCCTATCTTTCTTGCTTTAGCTGGCAAACGTGTTATGATACAGGAACAAGGGTACAATCCATGTACCGACGAGCTTCTCACACAGGCTGTGAATGAGGTGCTTGGTATCACACCAGACGAAGGAGACAACACATGAGTTTTTTCAGCGATCTTTTTTCCGGCAACTTTTTGGCAGTTGAACACGACATTGCTGCTTCCGTTGCAAAGCTGCCTTCATGGGCACAAACGCTTATTACAACGCTTGAGACGGACGAAGGACAAATTTTGAGTGGTTTGGTTACTACCGCCGCCCAAGATGTTTTGACTGGCGGATTAACGACGGCCAACTTTACAGCCGCTGCCAAAGATGTGGCTAATAAACTTGTTAGTCAAAACATAACCCTTGGCACACAGACCGTCTACGCGGCTTTAAATGCTGCCGTTGCAGCAGTGGCCCCCACGGCACCGCCGGTATCGGTGTCGGCATCGTAAGGAATAACGTTTATGCCCACTTGGTTAATCACTGCCTTACTTAAATACGTTCTCCCGATCGTAATTCAATGGCTTCAAAAAGAAGGCTATTTGGATGCGGGTGAGGCTTTGATTTCCAAGGGGGCTGTAGCGATAGTTTCTGAAGTTCGTTCCCTCAAAACTTATGACCAATATCCCGGTGATCCTCCCGCGCCTACGGGCACGACGAATATGACCACAGGCGGTGGCACGCCGGTGACATAATGATCCAGTATCAGCAGGAACGCTTCGTTGACCTGATGCCGGAACTTCCCGAGATTTTCTACAAGCACTGGAACGATATAGCCCTCGACAAAGACGTGATCCCACTGGATCCCGCATGGGATGAATACATGCGTTTGGAGGCTATCGGGGTTTTGAAGATCACCACCGCCCGAGATGCTGGCAGACTGGTTGGCTACGTTTTTTCCCTTGTTCACCCCCACCTTCACTATAAAAAGTCGCTGACGGCCTATACCGATTTGATGTATCTAAGGAGCGAATATACTAAAGGTTTTGGGATCTTTCGCTATGCAGGGTTGATCCGGCATAGTGAAAAAATGTTGCGTGACTTAGGTGTGCAAAAGCGCTATCTTATGACAAAGGTTTACCATGATCTAACCCCGCTCTTTGCAAGGTTGGGCTATCGGTTTATCGAAAAGATTTCTGCTAAGCTGCTTTAGGAGTTAAGCCCATGGGCGGAGCCGTATCAAGTATTTTTGGATCAAGCCCACCCTCGGCTCCCAACCTTCAGACGTACCAACCGCAGTACACGTCTCAGGCCGACACAAGCTCGTTTAACGCAATTAACCAAATCCAAAATAACAACCCCTATTTACAAAATCAGGGCACATACCAGTCTATTGAGCAACAGGGTTTGAACAATCCTTATGCGACCGGTGTACAAACTGCCGCAAATGCCGCTGGTCAGCAGTATGCTGCGTTGGGCACACAAGGCGCTGGTGTGGCTACAGGGCTTAATCAAGGAGCCATGACACTGCTGCCGTATGTCTCGCAAGTCGAGAACACGGCCATGGATCCGCAGAACGCGCTTTACAATCGCACGCTGCAACAGGTGCAGGATCAGGCAAATGTATCGAACGCGCAAAATGGTTTGACGGGTTCGCCTTATGGCGCGGGCACGTCGAATGCCGCGACCAGCAATTTCAATATCGACTGGCAGAATAATCAACTCGCGCGGCAGACGCAGGGCGTCAACGCTGCGGCCACTGGCCTTGGCGCGGTTGGTGCTGCCGGTAACAACGCGCAGAATATTGGCACCGCTGCCGCCGCAAATACCGGCATGGCTGGCGCTGCACCGAACGCCGCTTATATCAGCAACCTCGCCAACATGTTGAACGCGCTGAACAGCTATGGCACGAGCCAGACTGCGGCGAATAACAACACGCAAACTGCGCA